GTGTGACGGCACTGCTATATCAAGAACTACTTATGCAGCTTTATTTGCTATTGCAGGTACTGCTTATGGCATAGGTGATGGTGCAACTACTTTTAATGTGCCTGATTTACAAGATAGATTACCTTTAGGTAAAGGTACTAATAATGGCACACTCGGTACTCAAACAAGTTCTATGAGTGCTTCTTCTACAATTACAACAACTTCAGGAGGTTCAGGCGGTTTAACTCTTAGCTCAGACACAGTTAATGATACTCTTCCTTCTGGCACAAAAGACGTAGCTCAAATTTCATATTTGACTAATGTTACTCAGGCAGGACATACCCACTCAGCAACGATTCCGACCTCTGTAGTAAACTATATAATTAAAACGTAAAGGATATAAAATGGAATATTTTAAATTTCACATTGATGAGGATGACGCAAAAACAGTTTACTGTGCGTTTCGTGACTTATCAAAAGGTAAATCTTCTCCTCTATTAGTTCGCTCTTTTCCTTTAGATATTATCAGCGAGAGAGAACCAAAATTTTTAGAAATGGTCAAAGAAGATATAACTGATGTATACTATGAAGAATTTAATGAAGATGTTAGAGCTTCTGAGGTAAAATGGTTTTTAGGAACAGTGGAGGCTATTAATCCTGAAGATGTAGACTGGATTAAAACTTTTGTAAAATTAGCGTGCATAGAAGAGTCATTTGATGATTTAATTGCACCTCCTTCAGTAGATCAACAAGTAGAAGACTTTATCAAAGAGTTCTTTGAAGATGATGATTTAGAAAATTTAGATAATGAAAAGCCTCTTGATCAAAAAGACTTTTTGGCAGAATTTTTCGCAGAGCTTGAAGAAGACTCTGAATAAGGATAGTTAAATGGCATTAACTCGTATTACCACTGGCTCAATTAGCTCTAATACAATTACAGCTGAAAAGATGCAAAATGCGTCTATTCAAGCTCGTCATTTCCAGACTGGTACAATTACTCTTGACTTAATAGATGCAAATGCTAACTCTGCTGCTGCAGAGATCAGAGTTAATGCTAACCTTGACATAGTACAAGATAATGTTAATCTAAATACAGACTCTATCAATATTGTTCAATCTAATCTTAATGCTACTCAAGCAAACGTTGAATTAGTAAGTGCTAATCACATTGCTTTTGCTACCTACGCTAATACAAATCTAGATACTAAAGCTAATGTTTCAGCAACCTATATTCAACTCAATTCTAACTTAAACGCAACTTCAACAAACGTTGGAGCAGTAATCGCAAATGCTACTGCTTTCGGGACATATGCAAATACAACTTTAGACACAAAAGCTAATGTATCAGCTACTTACTTTTTAGCTCTTGCTAATGACTTTGCTACTCATACAGAGTTAAATGCTAATATCGACGTCGTACAAGACAATGTTGCATCAATTCTTGATGGCACTTCTCAGTTTACCGGTCCCGTCACTATGCAGGATGCTCTCACAGTTCAAGGTAACCTAATTGTTGTGGGTGCTCAAGTTGACCTTGGGGTTAGTTCAGCTCAGATTACTGATGCTACACTACTGCTTGCAGCTAATACCCCAGCAGATGAAGGGTTACCAGCAGATTCTGGTATTCTAATCAATCGTGGTGCAAACGATAATGTATTCTTTGGATTTGCATCTTATGCCGACCATATTGATTTTATCTTTACTGAAGCACCAGCTGATAATGTTCAACACTTTCCAACAGCCTATATTGATGTTCATGCTAACTCTTTAGGTGCAGAAGGCATTCACGATGCAACCTTTACAGCATTTCACCATGCAGATCATCCAACAACAGGTATTTGGTTTCCAGCTGGTGAAGGAACTATTGAGTTTGCAGGACTTGGCTCTCTTGTAGCGAATATCACAGCTACAGGTAATATGTTCTTTACTACAGGCGGTATCATTCATGGTCCTTCTGCTGCTAACACTTTAGACTTAGATGATGATGAGCTCGGTGACAGACAAAACTCAATTACTCTTCGTTCCCTACAGTCTGTGGGCATCTTTTTAGACTCAAACGATTCTGAAACAGGTAACTTTTTAAATATCTATGATGGAACTGATGATCCTAATTCAGTAGGTATAGATGATGGCATCTTCTCAGTTCGTGATACAGGTGAAGTATTTATTACTGATGATATCAGTGTGCAGGGTAATGCTAACATTACATTAGATGCTGTAGTTTCAAATGCAGTGATTGGTACTAGAGTATTTGAAGGCACTGTAGGACTTCAGGCTAATGATAGTGCTACTTATTTTGCCGCATATGCGAACGATTATGCTACTTACACTTTGTTAAATGCAAATCTAGATGTAATTACTGATAATCTTGTAACAGCCCAAACTGTGGCACATGCTAATGACTTTGTAACCTACACCCGACTAAATGCAAATGTTAATGCAGTTCAATCAAATCTGAGCACAGCGCATACAGACCTTTCTTCTAATATTGACGCAGTTCAAGATAATGTAACTGCTATTACAGGTGGTGGTACCTTCCTGTCACCTTTTATGAATGTAAATGCAGCTACTGGAACTTCAAATGTGTTCTTTGTTGGTCGAAATATTGCAGCAGAAGCAAACGTTGTTATTGTATCATTAGATGGTGTTTCTCAGCCTAATACTGAATATGAAGTGAATGCTTCAAATGATACTGTTCAATTCACAGATGCCACAATCCCCTCTGGTACAATCGTTCAAATCTTCTCAATGAGTTAATGGATAAAATAAAACAGCTTACAACAGAACTAACATTTAGATGTAATGCTAAATGTCCTGCGTGTCATCGTTGGAAACCTCTTCGAGTTAATCTAAATGATGCGCAGTATACTATATCTTTAGAACGATTTCAGCAACTGTTCAATCCAGAGCTTCTCCAAAACTTAGAATGGTTGGTTCTTAATGGAAATTTTGGTGATTCTATTATGAACAAGCAGTTTCGTGAGATCATCTCATACGTAAAGTCTCAAGGAACTCGTCTATTGATACATACTAATGGTGGAATTCACGATCATTCATATTGGACTGACGTAGGCAATATCTTAACTGAGCATGATATAATTAATTTTGACTTAGATGGTTTGTGGGATACTCATCATATATATCGAATCAACACTGATTTTGATAAAGTTCTTTTAAATGCTCAGTCTGTTATTGCTACAAACCGAGCTCAAGTTCATTGGAAGTATATTGTCTTTGAACATAATAAGCATCAAGTAGATAGGGCTCGTGAGATAGCAAAACAATCAGGATTTACAACATTTTCAACAGTAAAAACATCTCGTGATGTGTTTGCTCCTAAGACAGGGCAGTTTGTTCACTCAAAAAAGACGCAGGAGTATCAACAGGCAGAAAAGAAGATTCACTGTGTTTGGGATGATTGGGGTAAGTGGTACGTTTCTCCTGAAGGATTAGTGTTTAGGTGTTGTTGGACAGGTGGTCATTATTATGATCAACAGAATGATAAATTTTACTATCCTCCTCAGTTTGAACGAATGTTTAATGGTTTTGAAGTTCCCATCCAAAAAATAATATCGTACAATTATTGGACAAAGTTACAACAATTTCTGCAAGGCTATGAACGTTCATTTAAACTATGTAAATCTCAGTGTGGTAAAATTGTGTCATCCATTGAGAAAACTGAAGAAAATCTAAAAACTGGTGAAAGAGCTAAAGTAGATGCTATGAATCAGTGGGGAAACTAATGAAAAAACCTAACGTTATAAGCAAAGTAGGAAAATTTAAATTTTTAAGATTCCCTAATCAGGGTATTCGCAAGAATGAGAAGATTAGAAAACTTGCCACTCGTGGAAAATTAAGTTATCCTACACTTGAAAAATTTATAGAAAAAGAACGTAATTTAGGATATCCTATAAAGTATTCTAAACCAATCGGATTTAAAAGGAAACGCAAATGAGAAAAGACGGACATACCGATGTATCTTCTTCACGCAGAATGTGTAAAACGATCATCGAAGATGCAAATGATATTTTAGATGCATTACCACGTGATATGGAAGCTCCGCTTCCAACTTGGTGGACTAACAAACTTGCAAAATGTTCAGCATATATGAATAGTGCTCGTGACTACTTAGTGTATTCTGACTCTCCAATGCAAGAACCTCGCGAAGAGATGGACGATGATGATATGGAAGAGGTAAGCTCTACTGGTCAGATTAGCAAGGGTGATTACACAACTCGTCACTTTGATATCTGTCCTTCAGCTCAAGAACTATATTCAGATATTGAATCTAAAACTGATATGGT